ATTGTTTGAACTGTTCCCTGATAGTTCAGCTAGTTCTAAAAAGTTAGCTTTTTCTGGAATCATTACAAGTGCTGAGTATGGGGCAACTCTTGGAGAAACTCAGTTGATAAACATTTCATTCCAGACAACAGGTGCAATAACATCTGACATATAGTAAATTAAAAAAATACTTCGCATTTAATTTATGGCAGAAAAGAAAACCCTCGACCTTTTAAAGGACGCTTTTGATCTTTCTAAAAGGCGTAAATTTGACGTTAAAGATAATGACGGCAAAACAGTTTGCAGTTTATACTTTAAAGCTATTACAAGGGCAGATAGGGCCAGAGCAACGCAAAGGGCTGGCAGTGATGATCCATTAGTTGTTTCAACACACATGCTTTGTCAGTTGGCAGAGAATGAAGATGGTACAAAAGCATTTCACCCAGCAGATTTTGCTAACTTGCAAAATGAGTTGCCAGAAAATGTATTGAATGAGATTGAATTGTTTTTATTTGGTGTAAATCAAAACGCAACAATTGATAACATAAAGGAATCTTAAAGGGGGACAACTGGTTAAATTTTGAGTTTTTCCTTGCAACAGAATTAGGTAAGACAGTTAGTGAATTGAGAACACAACTCACAGAGGAAGAGTTGATATTTTTTGCTGGATATTATGAGTTAAAACGTGAAAGAGAAAAGAAAGAGATAGATGCAATGAAACGCAAATCAAGATATAGTTAAAGGAGTTATTGTTTAGTCGTGGCAGTTTCAAACGTAGAACTAAGAGTTGGAGCTACGCAAGCAATTACAGCATTAAAAAATGTAAATACACAGGCACAAAAATTTAACAACACTGTCAACGGAACTAACAGCAAATTAAAAGACGCTAATAGAGCTTTACCAATAATAGGAAAAGGATTTTTCGGTGCTGGTGCTGGTGCAAAAAGGGCGGCTTTAGGGTTTAGAACTGCTGGTGCTGCGTTAGCAACAGCTTTAGGGCCACTTACTGCTGGAATCACTTTAGTTGCGGCTCTTACTAAGACATTTGGAAATTTAGCAAGGGCTGATTTTGCTAGTGCAAAAGTAAGAACTTTAGGAGTTGATGTTGAAGGTTTACAACCAAAGCTTGCAACTTTATCAAATGAGCTTAGTGGTCAGGTTTCACAACTTCAATTATTAGAATCATCTTATGATTTAGCGTCTGCTGGTTTTGCTGAGACTGCTGAAATTACAGAAATACTTAAAGCTGCCCAGTTAGGGGCAACTGGTGGTTTTTCTGATTTACAAACTGTTACTGATGCAACAACATCTGTTTTAAATGCTTACGGCTTAGAGGCAGATAAGGCGGGAAAAATAGTTGATGGATTCGCACAGACACAAGCTGATGGTAAAATTGTTGTTGATCAATATGCACAGCAGATAGGACGTATTGCACCAATAGCGGCTGGTGCTGGTGTAAGTATAGATGAACTAAATGCTGCGATTTCTGCTGTTACTGCAACTGGTGTTCCTGTTGAATCGACCTTTGCTGGATTACGACAGGTTATTGCTTCGATACAAAAGCCCACTGGTGAAGCATCTAAAGTAGCAGAAAAACTTGGCATTGATTTTAGTGCTGCTGCATTAAAGTCAAAAGGATTAAGTGGAGTTTTAGAGGAAATTGTTGCAAAGGGTGGTGCAAGTGCAGATAATTTATCTAAATTATTTGGAAGTGTAGAGGCTCTTACAGCAATACAACCTTTATTGAATGATGAATTAGTTAAGTTTAATGAAGCTTTAGACAACCAAGCTAACGCACAAGGAAGAGCAGCACAAGACGCTTTCACAGCAGCAAATACAATACAAGGACAGTTAACAAGAGTCGGGACTGCATTTACAAATCTAACAACTGAGGGTTCTGATTTTGGAGTAATAATTAGAGAAGTTTTAAAAGTAACTGCTGTTACAGTTGAAGCTTTAGGACTTGCTGTAAAGGCAGTCTTTCTTCCTTTTAGGCAGCTTTTTGCTGTTATTGGTGAAATAGGTAAAGCCATTGGAGAAGCAATAGGAGTCGATGCAACAGCAACCCTATTTAATCTTGAACAGGGTTGGATAGGAATAAAAGAGGCTGTTTCAGACGCTTCAGAACAAGCTGTATTTTTTGCAAGAGTTGTTGGCGGTGTTATTGGTAAGGTAGTTGTAGCAATAGGAAATACCGCAAAAGGTATCAGAGAAACAGTGAGTGGTGTGGTAAATAATATTGTTACTTTTATAAGAGACAGAATACAACAACTAATTGATTTTATTCCAGAGCCAATAAAAAAATTATTAGGTGGACTTAAATTACCACCTTTAGACTTGAAAGTTAAAGGCATAAAAGAATTTGGTAAAGACTTTTTAAAAGGTGCAAAAGATAAATTAGATGAATTAAAAAATAGTGTTATTGAATTTTCGGGAGTTGAAAAAACTATTACAGATGAAAATAACAAACAAGTAGATGCAAAAAATAAAATCGTAGAAACAAATGGAAAACTAAAAACAGGAGTTGAGCAACTTACAGAGGCAGAGAAAAAAGCAAAAGCTGAAGCGGAGAAGTTAGAAGAAACTTTTAAAAGAATTGGTGAAAGTGTAAGAAATGATTTGGTTTCAAACTTAAGAGAAGCTATAAATGGCAGTCAAACTTTCGGCCAAGCAATGAACAAAGTATTAGGAAATTTAAAAAATAAATTAATTGATCTTGCTCTTAATAAAGCAATAAGTGGTTTAGGTAATGCTTTAAGTGGTGGTAAAGGTTTTACAGGATTTTTAGGTGGTTTGTTTGGTGGTGGCAAAGAAATGGGTGGTCGAGTCAATGCTGGTGGTGCTTATGTTGTTGGAGAAAGAGGCCCTGAGATTTTGCAAATGGGTTCTAAAGGTGGCAATATAATTCCAAACAGTCAAATCGGTGGTGGTGACAGCGTTACAAATATCATCAATGTTTCAGTTGATGCCTCTGGTAGCTCAGTTCAAGGCGATAGTGGTATGTCACAACAATTAGGTGAGCAAATAGCTGTTGCAATAAGAGCTACACTTGTTGAAGAAAAAAGATCTGGAGGTTTATTAGCATAATGGCAACTTTTCCCTCAATCACTCCAGCCTATGGAGAGACACAAACTATAGAGCAAGACAATATTGTTGTTAAGCTTGGTGATGGATATGAGCAGAGATTAGTTCGAGGACTTGCAGCGAACAAACGCTATCACATTATTAGTTTAGTTTTTAATATTACACAGGCTCAAGCAAATACAATAAACACTTTTCTTAATGCACGTTTTGATGATCAAGATGCTTTTCAATACACAATAGGCGGTGAGTCATCTGCTAGAAATTTTAAATGCACTAGAAGAAGTGCGTCTATTCCTTATAACGATAGAGTCAATATGAATCTTACTTTTGAAGAGGTATTTGAAGCATAATGGCAATTCCTCACGCTGAACTACAGAAAATAAATCCAAATTCAATTATTGAACTTTTTGAATTGGAACTTGTTGAGGGTTTACATTATGCAACTGGCAATCCCTCAAATGTTCCTACTATCTATCGTTTTCATTCTGGTGGCAATATAGATACTTACGCAAATATAGTATGGCAGACAAATACTTATGAGAGATTTCCTATTGAAGCAAGTGGGTATGAGTTTGCTGGAGAGGGCAAGATACCAAGACCTACATTAGTAATGAGTAATTTAGGAGGAATTACAAGACTTGGTTCTGTGTTAAGAGTCACAGATTTGTTAATAACTGTAAATCTAATTACTGCACATAATGACCTATTAGATGCCAAAGTAACTAGAAGAACTCTCACAGCAGATGCTTTAGATGCAAGCAATTTCACTGGAAATACAAACCCTTTTGGCACACCAAGTTCAGATGAATTTCCTAAAGAAATACATTTTATAGATAGAAAAATACAAGAAAGCAGAGATGTTGTATCGTTTGAGCTGGTCAACAGACTTGATATGCAAAATAAAAGAGTACCAGCTAGACAAGTGACCAGAAAAGATTTTGATGGTGTTGGGACATTTGTTAACTAATTATGAATGAACTTTTAAAGAATGAGGCTATAGCACACGCAAAAGAAGAAGCACCAAATGAGTGCTGTGGATTATTTTTGAAAACAGATAACGGACTTGAATATTTTAGATGTAAAAATGTAGCTTATGAGTTTGAAATGGGATCTTTTATTATTGATCCCCTTGACTTTGCTGACGGTGAAGATAGAGGCGAAGTTTTAGGTGTAGTTCATTCACACCCTCAAAATGTTTTGGAATTTTCAGAAGAAGACATTGTAAGTTGTAATGCAGTTCAAATACCTTTTTATCTTGTTTGTCCAGATTTAGATAAAATGATTGTAATTGAGCCAAAAGAAGATGCTTAAAAAAATAAAAGTTTATGGATTTATAAGAAAATATACAGGCCAAAGTGAATTTTTGGCTGATGTTAATTCACCACATGAAGCATTTAGTTTTTTGTGGTGTAATTTTAAAGGACTTGAAGAAAAAATGTCCAAACAAGTTTTTTGTATAAAAGTTGGAGATAAGCCAATAACAAAAGATCTTTTAACGCTTAGAACAAATCAAGATATAAAAATCATTCCTTTAGTTCATGGTAATTTCTTTATGTTTCTTGCTGGTTTAGCTTTAAAATATGGTGCTAAAGAATATATCAAAAATAAAATTATTCAAACAGTGGTCACTTATGTTGCTCTTAGTATGATAACTCAGGGTGTAAATAACATACTTTCTCCACAACAAAACACACAGCAACAGAACAGAGAAGATCCACTTGACCCATCTGCCTTAGCTAGTAACTATTCATTTACAGGGCTGACAAATATTAGCCAAGCTGGTATTCCAGTCAACTTGGCTTATGGAGAAATATTGGTCGGTTCTATTGTTGTATCAAATGGTATTGATACAGTTCAAGTGGAGGGTACAAACTAATGAGCATAAAAGAATTTAACCAAAGCACAACCTTTTCAAATCCTGATTTACCTAGTGGTGCATTATCTTCTAAACAATTTAATACAATTGTCGAGCTACTTTCTGAAGGAGAAATAGAGGGCAGTGCAACAGCATCAAAAAATGCCATAACAGATAAAACATCTACTGCATATATAAATAGTTTTAAAAAAGATATTTTCTTAAATCAAACACCAATACTCCAAGCGGGTGCAAGTGTTACTTCACCTCAGGATAGTGATTTTAACTTTCAAGATGTTGGATTAGATTTTAGATTCGGAACTGCAAATCAAACTTTTATTTCTGGAATAAAAAATATTGAAACAGAAGTTGGGATTGGAACACAAGTAACTACAACAAATCCAGTAACACACACAGTAACGCAATCGACAATAAATGCTGTAAGAGTTACGTTAAATTTTCCCTCTATGCAAGTCTTTAACGATGAAGGTGGAATAGATGGAACAGAAGTTCGTTTATTGATAAAGGTTATTGAAAATGATGGGACAACTACAACAGCAGTTGATGACACTGTAAAAGGTAGATCAACAAACGCATATTTTAGAGATTATCTTATAAATCTTGCTAGTGGTACTTCTTTCCCAGTACAGATCAGAGTTGAAAGAGTAACACCAGACAGTACAGAATCAAGCACTGTCAATGCGTTTAGGTTTAACTCTGCAACAAATATCATAATGAAGCAAAACGCATATCCAAACACTGCTCACACTGCTTTAAGATTTAGTGCTGAAAAATTCCCAAGAATACCTAATCGTGTGTATAGGATTAGAGGAATTAAAGTAAAAATACCATCAAATGCAACAGTAAACGCTACTCATGGCAATCTTACTTATGCTGGTACATGGAATGGAACCTTTAAAGCAAGTAAGGAGTGGTGTTCAGATCCAGCTTGGATTTTGTATGACTTATTAACAAATGACCGCTACGGCTGTGATATTGCTGAATCTTCTCTTGATAAATTTACTTTTAAATCTGTTAGCGAATATTGTGGAGCATTAATTGATGCTGGTAATGGTGACGGAAGCACAGAACCACGTTTTAGTTGCAATATAAATATCACACAACAGGCAGATGCTTTTAACCTTATTAATGCTTTATGTAGCACAATGAGGGCTATAGCTTTCTACTCTGCTGGCACAATAGCGATTTCACAAGATGCTGAGGGAAAAGCAACAAAATATATTTTTAACAATTCAAATGTAACTGATAGTGGTTTTGTATATAACGGATCAAGTTTAAAAACAAGGCACACAGTAATTAATGTTCAGTATCTTGACATGATTACTCAAGAATTAGATATAGAAACCATTGAAGCTGATGCAGCAACCCAAACAAAGTACGGAATAAGAACTAAAACCATAAAAGCTTTTGCTTGTACCTCTAGGGGTCAAGCTGCCAGATTAGGAAAATGGTTTTTATTTAATGAACAAAACTCTGGAGAAAGTTGTGCCTTTACTACCACTGCTGCTGCTGGTGTTTTAGTTAGGTGTGGAGACATCATAGAAATTGCAGATTCATTAAAAGCTGGAGTTAGAAGAGGTGGTTTGCTTTCTTCCGTAACAAGTACAACAGTTGTTGTTCTAGATGACTCAGCTTCAACAGATATACCTACTTCAAACAGCCCAACAATCTCAGTTGTTATGCCTGATGGGTCGGTTGAAACTAAAACTATCAGCAACGTGTCAGGAGCAACAATAACTGTTTCTTCCGCATTTAGTACAACACCAAATGTAAATGCACCTTATGTTTTAGAAAGTTCAACTCTAGAAACAACCACTTGGAGAGTTGTATCGGTAACTGAAAATGATGATCTTACTTATTCAATATCGGCTCTTGAACATAATGAGGGTAAATATGCTTTTGTTGAAGATGGGGCAGCTTTACCGACTAGAAGTACAACTGCATTAACAGTAGTTTTAGACGCACCAGAGGGACTATCTGCACAGGAAAAAATCGTGATTATTAATAATAAAGCTGTTGCAAAGATTCTCATTGACTGGCAAACACAGCAAGGAGCAAATAGATACGAAGTTCATTACAGAGTAGATAACGGTAGTTTCTTTAAAATTGATACAGTTTCAAGTGATGCTGAAATAGTAAATAGTCAAGCTGGTAGGTATGAATTTAGAGTATTTTCTTTCAATGGCCTTGGAGAGCCAAGTAGGACAGCAGCCACGTTAACATTTGATGCTGTGGGTAAAACAGCACCACCAGCAGATATAACAGGTTTAACCTATGAACCATTAACAGATAAGCTTGCGAGACTTAGATGGAATCCACCAACAGAGGCAGATGTGGTCGCAGGGGGAAAAATTTTCATACGGCATACACCTGATACCACAGGAAATGGGACTTTTTCAAATGCAACCGACCTCGTAACTGCTGTTGCTGGTAATACAAGTTCTGCGGAAATCCCGATTTTAGCTGGAGAGGTAATTCTTAGGGCGCAAGATGATGGAGGACGGTTTAGTACTGGAGAAACATCTGTAATTATTGACCCACCAGACCCAGTTCCAGCTTTAGTTGCACAAACTAGGAGAGAAGATAACGACAACCCAAAATTTCAAGGTACAAAAGTAAATACAGCTTTTGATAATGTTTCAAATTCTTTAACTTTAACTGGTGTAGGTTTGTTTGATACAATTAGCGATTTTGATGCTGAATCAAGTATTGATTTTGTTGGAGGTGTTGCATCATCAGGTACTTATGAATTTGGAGGCACTGCTGGCGGTACTTTTTTAGATTTAGGTGGTGTATTTGCTTTAGACCTTAAAAGACATTTAAAATCTGAAGCTATTTACCCAAATGATTTGATTGACAGCAGAGGTTTAATTGATGACCTCCAAGATTTTGATGGTACTGGTAGTGTTGATGTTAACGCTATTACTGAAATCAATGTAACTCAAGATGACCCTAGTTCTGGCTCACCGACTTATACAGGTTTTCAAACTTTTGCAAATGGTACTTATAGGGGCAGAGGTTTTAAATTTAGAACTACTTTGACATCTGGTGACCCAGCCCAAACAATAAGAGTAACAGAATTAGGTTATACAGCAAGTTTACAAAGAAGAACAGAATCAGGAACACAAACATCTAGTGGTTTGACCACAGTTACTTTTGATTCTCCATTTTTTGTTGGTACGAGTTCTCTTTTAGGTGCGAATACGCAGCTTCCATCAATAGGAATTACGGCCAGTGATTTACAGGCAGGGGATTTCTTCACTCTGTCTGACATCACCGCTTCATCATTTAAAGTACAATTCAAAAACAGTTCTGGTGCTTCAATAAATAGAAATTTTAATTTTACTGCCGTTGGGTTTGGTAAAGGTGGATAAAACGGATATACTGAAAGCAATTACCTTTTTTTAAATGGCAAGAGTTGATAATACTGGTGGTTCTGGGTTTACAGTTGATAACGGAACTGGTCTTGTTGTAAGAACAAAATTAAATCAAGTAATTGCTGCGTTAAGCACTACCAATCAAGGCTCTGGTGACCCGTCAATTGGTGTTGCAGCTTATACACAACACATTGATGGTAATACTTTAAAAATTAGAAACGCTGCTAATAATGCCTTTATAAGTTTAGGTGATGTAAGTCAAACAAACTTTGGTCATGCTTCTTTATCTTCAGCAAATACATTTACAGCAAGAGCAACTTTTAATATTACATCTTCGATAACTTTACCCTCTGGAACAACGGCTCAGAGAGATGGTAGCCCAGCAGTTGGAATGATACGTCATAACTCTGAAGCAAACCAGTACGAGGGTTATAATAACGGCTCTTGGGTTTCATTAAGTGGTGTAAGCGGTATTTCCAACGTGGTTGATGATACATCACCACAGTTAGGTGGTAACTTAGATGTTCAAACAAGAGAAATTAATACATCTACTACAAACGGAAATATAAAAGTTACACCAAATGGCACAGGATTATTTGAAATTAAAGGCAATACAAATGATGGAACTTTACAGCTAAATTGCAACCAAAATAGTCATGGTGTAAAAATTAAATCCCCTGCTCATAGTGCTGGTCAATCTTATACTTTAATTTTGCCAGATAACCAAATTGCTGCTGATAAAGTTTTAAAAGTTAAAAGTATTTCTGGTTCTGGTGCAACCGCAGTTGGACAGCTTGAATATGCAGACGCTGGTGGCGGTGGCGGTGGTACTGGTGGAGGAGGAGAGCAAATTTTCTTTGAATCTGAAAATGAAATGAATACAAGTTATACAATTTCATCAAATCATAACGCTTTAGTCGCTGGCCCTCTCACTATTGCGTCTGGTGCTACACTAACAATAAATAGTCCTTCAGTTGTAACGATTCCATAATGGCATTAAACATTAACGGCACTACTGGTATTTCTGGGGTTGATGCTAGTGTTTCCGCACCAGCCCTAACTGGGACAGACTCTAATACTGGTATCTCATTCCCTGCTGCTGACACTATCAAGTTTTCAACTGGTGGTGTTGAAAGAATGTCAATTACAAATAGTGGTATCTCTGGAACTGGATTAGGTGTTGCTAATATTACGTCAACTTCAGGTGGTATTGAAATAAGCACAGGTAATGCAAATGCGAAATTTGATTTTGACAATAGTAGTGCTACCCCCAGATTAAATTTCAAATCCAATAATGTTGCACAGGCTGGAATGATACAAGTAATTGAATCAGGTGGGGGTGGAATAACGGAAATTCATAATAAGAATACAAGCGGTACTCAAAAAAGGCGATTTCTTATAGGATATGATGGTACAAGTGGACATTTATCAGATAGCTATAATTTAGGTTTTTACAATGACCAAGCTGCTTCTGGTTCTTATTGGTTTATGAGAGGCAGTCATAGTGCTGGCGGTAATTATGGTGGCGGTACTGATGTCTTTTTTGTCAGAACAAATGGAAATGTTGAAAATGCCAATAATAGTTATGGGCAATCATCAGATATAAAATTAAAAGAAAATGTTGTTGATGCTAGTTCGCAATGGAATGATATTAAAAATTTAAAAGTTAGAAAATTTAATTTTAAAAAAGAAACTGGACTGGAAACTCACACACAGATTGGCTTAATTGCTCAAGAAACTGAACTTATTTCTGCTGGTTTAGTAGAAGATGTAAAAGATACATCAACTAATTCAGAAGGAGAGATAATTGAAACTGGCACTGTTACAAAACATATAAAGTATTCAGTTCTTTACATGAAAGCTGTAAAAGCATTGCAAGAGGCACAAGCTAGAATAGAAACATTAGAAACAAAAGTTGCTGCATTGGAGGCTAAATAAATGACAGCAAAGATTAAATTAAACGCAGCATCAGGTGGTGGGTCTTTCAGCTTACAAGCACCCTCATCTTCTGCCAATACAAGGGTAATGACCTTACCTGATACAGCAGATGGAACGATATTAACAACAACAAACCCAAAGGCAGGTAATATTATTCAAGTAAAACAAACTGTTGTAAAAACAGCATCTTCACAAACATCTGGAGGTGTAACAACTTTTTATGATATTGCTGGAATGAGTATTTCAATAACACCATCATCTTCTACAAATAAAATATATATCAGTTTTTTAGCTAATTTTGGAATAACTAATGATAATTCTAATGGCATGCTTCGATTGTTAAAAGATGGAAGTACAATGTCCGATTTTACAGGAACAGTTGGCAGTACCATAAATGGTTCAAATTTTACACGATATAGCTCTAATGCTCAAATATTTCCCTTTAGCAATCAATACTTAGATACAGCAGGAGGAACAAGTGCTATTACTTACAAGTTACAATGGGCAGTTGAAAGTGGTCGTACAATATATTTAAACAGAGGAAATGGTACGTCTTATGGTACGTTTTCTCAAATAACAGCTATGGAGGTGGCAGCTTAATGGCATTAGATCACGAAGCTATTTATAAAGTTTATTCTGATTGCGTAAGAATAGATGATGCTACAGGAGCTTTTAAGGCAGACGGTACTCAAATAACACTTGTTCAGTCTGATATTGATGCTGCACGAACCACATTAGACGCTGAAGCTGCTGCTGTTAAGTACAAAACTGATAGACAACCTTTATATCCAAGTTTGGGAGACTTTGCTGACGCTATGTACTGGAATAGTAAGGGGGATTCGACTAAACTAGAAGCGTATTATGCTGCCTGTGAAAAGGTAAAAACTGATAACCCAAAGCCTAGTTAATTATGTCAACAATAAAGGTTCAAAACATACAGCACACAGGAAGTAGCACAAATGCTATTGCTCTTGCATCTGATGGAACGTGTACTGCCAATATTACTAATAACCTAAGTAATAGACGGCTCACGATTAACGGAGATATGAAAATAGCCCAAAGGGGAACATCATCTACAAGTACTGGCTATCAAACTGTTGATAGGTTTCTTGTAGATCATGGAAATACAGATGAAGCACCTACACAAGCACAGGTTGATGTTGCATCAGGTACAACACCTTACACTTTAGGTTTTAGAAAAGCCTTAAAGATTACAAATGGAAATCAGACAAGTGGTGCTGGTTCGGGGGATTATGTGTATATGAAATATTCTTTTGAAGCACAAGATATAGCAAATTCTGGTTGGAATTATCTATCAAGTTCAAGTAATGTAACTTTATCATTTTGGGTGAAATCAAGTGTTGCACAATCTTTTAAAGCATATTTTCAAACACGAGATGGCACTAATTATCAATATCCTTTTGAAACAGGTTCTTTATCAGCAGATACTTGGACAAAAGTAACTAAAACAATATCTGGAAATTCTAATTTAACTTTTAATAATGATAATGGTACTGGTTTAGAATTATATATTTGGGCTTTTATTGGCACAGATTATACTGCAAGTTCTGTTACAGAAGATGCTTGGTCAACATACTCTAGTTCTGCGAGGACAAAAGAT